GTCGCCATAGACGATGTGCTGAAGCCACAACGACAATGCACGCATAACTGGTACATGAGCATACTCATTAACCATCATGTAGACTAACGCTCGACGCCATTCTTCGTAATACGCAACAGATGCAGGCGCATCCAATGCGTAACCAAGTTTGGCGAGAGAACGGCCGGGCATAGCAGCAGCGACAATCCGATCATGAGCAGTAACGAAAAACCTGCAAGAGCAGAATTTAACGTCATGCCAGTCGTCTAACATTTCGCCTTTCAAAGTCAGCCCAGCATCATTAGCTATACGCGGTAAATTGAGTAATGCCTTGCTACAGTTGCGGGGGCATGCAAGGACGGCATCATCACCCATGACTATTAAATGAACATCTGAAATTGGTATGCCTAGTAGGTGCAGAGCCTCTTGCCAAAAACCAATATTGACAATTGAATTGCCAACAGTAGTATCGGCATTACCAGATTTACGAGTTGCAACTACGGAGTAACGGCACCCATCACGGAAACTGCCGTTCGTAACGGCATCATACCCAAGCATAGGTGCAACCTTACCCATAATTCGACGCATAATATCATACTGGTAGCTCAATGCATCAATACCCAAATGCGCATCAAATCTTGAGAAATCACTGACATAGAACACCGCATCACGCACAGTGTCCAACACATTCTCCATCCAAAGACCCAACTGGGTGGTATTAAAACCACAAGCATAGGTAATGTTACAGACATAATCAAACCCGACCTTTAATCGCTCACTGACAGCCAAACAATAAGGCCCACATATGGTCTGATATGAATCACTACGCATGCTTATCACACGCGGGGAGAACTCTGTCACGTTGCCGTCAATAACTGGATCTAATTCAGGCCCAGTGACGCGCAACAATACGCCTTTCAGTAATTTTTCAATCTTGATCATAGCATGAACAGCAATACCATGAACAGACTCGTAGAATTCCATTCCAAGCAATCGAGCCTGTTTAAGTCGCGTAAACCTAGTCCACCACTCAGTCCATGAAATCTCGATGGTGGGCAAAGAAGGAATCCAAGTATCATTCAATGCGTTATCCCACCAACCATGGATAGCTACGGGCACCGTCATTACAACACGGTTGAGCACGGCCACTTGTTCAGAATGCCAACAGCGGCGTGCCACGATAGGAAAGACATTAGTGACATAAAATGCCAGACATGTCAATCGTAAACGTGGAACGCACAACTCGTCGCCTGGGACAAAAGTGGCGTTTGGGCGCATCGCGCTCAAGGGTGTTTCACATGGACACACGTCATACAACTTGAAAACTCCATCGTACGCAACATGCAACATTCCACCCCACATACCGTAAAACAGCAAGTGGAATGGAGCGATCCACCATGTACCGATGATGCATTCAAGGATGACGTTCAAGACCATGCCCGTGGGAGTGCAAGACATAACCACCTCGATTGGTAAACCAACCCAAGGTGTCAATCCAAAATATCCAGTCCAACAAGCGGGTCGCAAAAACACAGGTTTTCGTGCAAAATACACGAGAATGGCAATCAAGCCAACCGAAGTCCAAAGGGGCATGCCTTGAAGCAGCTGCAAAATTAGGCTGAGCACCAGTATTAAGATTGGTATTCGTGCTTTACCAAACTTATCAACCATGTGCATCAGCCGCTCAATCGGTGAACCGAAAGAGTAATGCAGCCGCGACCAGGCGTCATCAAACCACTCGTACATCTGGGTGCGATAAACAAAGCTACTTGACTTGTCCACTAACTGTTCGTCAGCAGCAAGATCAGTAGGCTTAGGCACAAGACGAAGACGTACGTCTCGCATGGCTTCATCCTGTAATCGGACGGGAATGTTCTGTGCAACATG